CGAATCGTCCTGAAGCATAACGTCTTTTGTAAAGTCAATTTCTTCTACGCCGTTATCGGCTGCGTATTTACTGACCTTGCTTGATAGTGATGCCATAGTTTTCCTCCTTGTTTATATCTAACACATATGTGTTAAAATTCTAGTTAATTTTATTTTATGTATCTCCAATTCTTGTGAAAGTTACAAAAGTTCTGTTTTTAGAAGATGATCCAGATAGTGTAATATTTCCTTGAACATAATAGTAAAATCTTACTTTACATTGAGAAGTATCTGTAACGTCAAAAACAAAAGAACTGCTTGTGCTATTTCTTTTCGGTGTTGTTGAAGTCGCAACGCTACACTCATCTTGTTCAGTATATGTTGAATCATTTGTGGTCGTATTAATAGTCATTCGATTATACTCTGATCCTCCAGTTGCAGAATAAAAAACAAAAGTTGTTGTTATTAAATAAATACCAGTTGAAGGAAATGTAAATGTTCCTGAACTTTCTGTCATTCCAGTTCCAACTCTTCCGAAACCAGTATTATCATTTCTTTCCCAGTTTGCAGTTATATTTGTTAAAGTATTTAATGTCGTGATAGATAAATCAGCAGATAGTCTCCACTGATCAATTTCTGTAATTCCAGCAGTGTAAGAAGTTGTTCCTGTTCCTCCAGAAGCTGCTGGTATTGTTGGTGCTATTAAATTTGTTCCGTCTATCTTACTTAATGCCATAATTATGCCCCTATTATTTTATATGCTCCAAATCTTGTTCCATAATTACCACCATCACTAGAATCTGCAGCTGAAGCAATTTCTGGTGTTGCTGAACTTACATCTACTTTACAATATATTTCTAGATAATCAGTAGTATTTAAATCAAGTACAGAGTGTATGACCATTGCAACAACTCTTGTTCCATCATGCCTACTATCTTCTGTTGTACCTACATTAGCCGATCCATTTTTGTAAATTTTAATTTGAGAAATATCGTTTGCATCATAAGTTGCATAACATTGAGCCATTGCATAAACAAAATATTTTCCAGCTACTCCTGGTGTAAATCTATAATTGGTAGAATTATCATAAGTATTATTTGTATCAAAAACTTCGGTATTAAATTGAACTTTAGTTAAAGTATTATCCGAAATAGATTGACTTGCTGACAGGTATGCCTCAAAAGCAGGTGTCATTTTTAACAATCCAGAATTATTAGTTGTAATTTTATCTTGTAGAGTAAAGTTACCTGAACCATCACTAGTTAACAATTCGTTACCTGCGAAGTCTTGTAGTTTATTTGCTTTTATAATTGATGCCATAATATTATTCCGTCATTTTAAATATATGCATTGATGCTTGTCCACTTTCAACTCTTGGTGTTCCAGATGTTGAATCTATGTAGGCATAACCTTCAATATAATCACTTGAACCATTGAGTTGAACTATAACGCTTGTATTAACTTGGTCATTATAATTTATACCATTTGTATCCCAATCTCTAGTTGCTACAGCTCCTGCTTTAGCAGACCCGTTTTTATAAATACTTGCAATTATTTTATCAGTTGCATTATCTGATTGTGCTCCTGTTCCAACATTTAATGATACAAAATAATATCCAGATGTTTGTGGTGTATATCTATAATTACTAGAGTTATCAAAAGCTCCTGCACTATCAACGTTTTCAACATTAAATTCTATTTTTGTGTGTGTTGCATCAGTTAAATTTTGATCTCCATTTCTATACACAGAAACATAAGGTGCAGTTGTTCCACCAAAACCAGTAGCTGTCCCAGAATTAGTAATAGTTACACCTGCTGGAACTGTAAACGTATCTCCAGAACTACCTAAAGTTACTGTGCCGTTATTAGCTATTGGTTCTATGTTTGTTGCTTTAATTGTTCCCATAATTATGATTTCTTAACTAAGAATCCTCCAAAATAAGTATACTCATCATCTGTGGTTATTGCAATTGTTCCTCCACTAGCTTGATAACTTTGCATATCAAAATAATCACTAGATCCATTTGCTTGCACAATACCAGAAACATTACAAGTACTATAATCTCTATTACCATTTCTTGCTGATAAAATAGTGCTTCCATTTTTTGAAATACTTAAATCAATTCTATCAAAAGAAGTTGTGCTTGATTGATACCTAACACTTGCATATAAAAAATAATATCCTGCTACTTGTGGAGTAAATCTGTAATTACTTGTATCATAAGCAGAACTGCTATCAAATAATTCTGTATTATTAGAAATTACTACATTTGTGCTAGTTGCAATATTTCCATTTTGTGGATTGTAAGCATGAAAAGATGGATCATTACCTTGACCTGCTGTGATACCAAATCCTGTAGCTGTTCCAGAATTAGTTATTGTTGCTCCACTTGGAATAGTAATCGTATCTCCAGAACTACCTATTTCTAAACTAGTTCCTGATTGTGGGTCTACTTTATCTACAAATAATGTTGCCATACTATACTACCGTTAATGTTCCTTGTACTGTTATTGTGTTTGTAAAACTTACTGGTCCACATATTAACATGTTATCAGTTGATGCAATTGTAATAGCTTCTGATACAGTTGCTAAATTTTTATATCCACCATTAATTGATTTAATCATTCCAAACTCAATACTGTTTTGTCCAGGTTCTACTGTTCCTAAAGATTTACCTTGGAATACAACGTAGATATTATTAGTGCCCGTTGGTGGCGCAGCTGTAAAAGCTAAAGTTGTATTACCTGATATTGAATAAGCTGAGTGGGGATCTTGACGAACGTTCCCTACATAAACTTCGACTTCGTTAGTATTCGTAACAGATTGACTTAATGTAAAATTTGTTTCTGAATTATCACCGCTGAACTGCTGAGAGTTCATGGTGTTTAAATTTTGTTTTGGTGCATTTCCTAAATAGGCCATGAATCTCCTTACGTACTAATTGCATCGACAACAGACATCCAAACACTTAGCGAACTTGCAGTGTCGGATTGTGCTTTCACCACGTCTCCCGATTCAATTACTATTTTACTTCCACCGTCTATAAGCTCGAGCGATCCACCCGCAACTATCGGTGCATTTTTAATTATATAGTGATCTTGTGAACCACCAGTTACTGAAGATGTAATAAATACATCTGCATTTATTGTTGATGTTGTTGTGTTGGCTAAACGAATAGAAATGATTGCATCATCAGAATTACTTGTGTGTACCGCTGCTGCTGATGTTCCTACTGCATGTAGACCGTATCTTTCAAAATCTTGTGCCATAATGTTTATTTACTACAAGGCGATTGACATTGCAACCACGAAACCTGCAGATACTCCTCCTGTTACTGTTAATGCTCCATTACTAGCTAGTGTTGCATCTCCTGATACAGCCACTTCTTGATAACTTGTGCCATCTCCAACTAGTATTTTTCCTGAAGTATTATCAGGCATTTTAAATAATGTACCTACCGTCAGGTCTCCCATAGTAGATAAATTTGAATTAATTTTGTTACCAATGTTTGTAGCATGATTACCCATGAATCCATGCGAAGAACATTGATAATATAAAATATTAGGTGTTTCTGAGTCTACAGCAATTTGTGTGTATGCACCAGACGATCCAGGAGTTCCATTTGTAGTTACACCTGTTGTATACGCTGTAGTTTTATCTGCTTCTAAATAAAAACGTAAAGGGTGTCCTGAGTTAGTAGAATCAGCTTGATCGAATCTATAGTAATATTTTGCACTTGAATCCGCACCAGAAAATCTTAATGCTGGTGATTCTAATCCATCTAAAAAGTATGCATTACCACTAGAACTTCCACCTGACGGATAAGGATGATTACCTGTTTTAGAAGCTACTTTAACAGTAATTATTTTTGGCGCTGATGAAGAACCGTATTCTTCTGGATTTGGTAAACCTATCTTTGAACCTGGGACAGTACAAAATACCTCTGTTGCACCTTGAAAGTTTACAAGAGCATCACTATTAGAACTGGAGATAACGTAAGTTCTAGCAAGCGTGCTTGCACCAGAATTTAAAGTTCCAAAACCAACTTCAAATCTTGCTGTTCCTGTTTCAAAGATACAATAGTATGTCGTATTGCTTCCACCGATACCAGCAGAAAAAGTTTCAAAACCTGAGACTGCTCCACCAAGTGTAAACGTACCTGTTCCAGTAGTTGAACTGTTTTCTTTAACCCTATCG